ACGGAATCTCTGATAGTCTTGATGGTACTTCTAATGTTAATTTCATAAGCTAAAGGTATAACGTAAAGATAAAGTTTTTGTTCATACAAAAAAGAGGGGGCATAAAACCCCCTCCTTGCGCATAACTAAACAAACTAACTCTAAATCACCGCACTTGGTTGCGCCATTCAACTGCGTTTTCTAATACCTTAAATCGGTCTGTTTTGATCTTACCACATAACGGTACACATTCGGTCATAAAATAACCATCGACTTTAATCATCTTTGAGCCCTTGCGAACTAACCCGGTGATATACTCTTCGCGTCTACCTCCGTAACCCATAACGTCTCTGTCCGGCTCATCCATCTTCATACTACCTAAATACCCACCGCCATCGAATACGTCTTTGTGGTAACCTAAAATTTCGAATACGTCTTGTCCAAATACTACTGCTTCCATACTATTTGTCTTTAAACACATTCTCTAATTCCTTATACGTTTCGCCTAATTGCTTTGAGTAATACTCTAAACGCCATTGAATATCACTATCGAACATTTGATAGAGATCCTTGTTGTTGTCTAAAATCAATTCATCGATCAATTTCTTTACCGCTCGAACCCTCGACATTGATCTACCGACCATACCTGCGAGTTCTAATTGCTCCCCTACGGTTGTCTGTACCGGGATTGCTTTGAAATCTTGTGCTTCTTGTGCCATTGTCTGTTTTTTAACTTTTATTGAATTTACTAAATTTTTTAATAACTACCAAAATAAACTCATCAAATTATTGATCTTCTCTTCTGTCGCTATCGTTACGCTATGCACTTTCGTATGCTCGCTATTGAATTTTTCTATTGCCATATCATACGCTTCTTGCTTTGTGTGAGCAATAACTAAATTCCATCCACCTCCTTCGAAGTGTACTATCCACTGTACTTTTCTGTCTGTTGCCATTAATAATTTGCTTTATGAGTTTGACCTGTCGTGATATCTACCCACGTTTCATCTTTACGGTGTGCTTCGTTACGAGCGTGGTCTTTTTTAACTACCTCAATCGCATCTTCTAACGTTACCGTTCTACCTAAAGCCGCTTCGAATCTTACGTGGCTTTGGGCTAATACTTGAATAATTTTTGCGTTCATTGTGTTTGTCTGTTTTAAACTAATACCCTAATATACAATGAATAATTCACTTATCCAAATTTTGTTAATTAAATTTTTTTTCGTATATTTGTATATAAGTTCGTTGAAATAATGTATAACAAAACAAACAGATTATGACAAATGAATTCTTAATCAATGCGCGTGAAGCGTGTAAAGAAGCAACAATGAATGGTAATTGGACACAGATTCAGTTCAAAGTTGGTAAACCTCAAAAAACAGTTATGTTTACAAGAGTGCAATTTAGATATTACAAAAAGTATTATCAAGTTGCACGTGTAGAACAAGTGTTTAGAAAACCAAGAAGAATCGGTAGTTTAGCAATCGATGCGGGTATGGGGTGTGTTATTTACGATGGAGAAACTCCGGGTAATATGTTAAAAAAGATCAATGATATGATCGAGTACAACACAGCCAAAGGTTTAACGTAAAGCGTATTGACCGTAGTTCGGGCGCGACAGTTTAGCGTATGTCGCGTACCGGACTGCATCAATGCTATGGTTGAACATATCAACCGGCGTATTTAGGACTACACCATTTTTATCCTCTTTCCACTTATAGTTCCTAAACTCTTTGATCGTGTTTATAGAATCTTTAGTAACGAATATCTTATAGCGTTTCAGCATATCGATACCTATGTTTACAGAGTCCCTTCCCTTAGTAGCGGGTTTAATGTTCCATCCCATTTTATAGATTTCGTCTATACTCTTTGGCTCGGCACTATCGGCATACACCTCATCTCTTCGACCGATCATTAGGCGACTCATCTCGTTGGCTATATCCCGGTTGGTCATATTGGTACGATAGATATATTCTTTAATGTATAACTCATTATCCCAAACGTACACGCCTATTAGTGTAGTAGGGTCATTAGTGTAACCGAAGTCCATACCATACGATAGGAATCGCGCTTTCTCCGGAATGGAGTCTATAAGTTGTGTGTCGAAGATGATTGCTTTACCTACACCTACTTGACCTAATCCATAAATGCGCCAATAGTTTTCGTCTGTTGCCTTTAGTAACTCGATCTCTTGTATGATACTATCTTCTAAGAACGGGTTGTCTTTATAGGTTGTAATGTGAAACTCTGCGTCTTCACGCGTTTTTACTTTCTCATATATCCAATGGAACTCGTCAGAGGGGTTGTAATCGATGATAATTCTTCCAACGGTACGGAATACCAACTGTTGCCAATCTTCCCAATGTAACTCGTTAGCCTCGTTTATAAATAGCAAATCACGCTTACGACCTCTTACCTTTGTCGGTTGGTCTAATGATATAAACTCTACAAGGTTGCCATTGAGGTATATTTCAGCACTCGACTTATTGTGCTTGTTTTCGTCATACAAATCATACTCTCTTAGTATCTGTATGAAATCCCTCATCGCGGAGGTTCTTAATGCAGGGTATGTCTTACGCGCTATGGTTACTACCTTTTTGGTATTGCGCATACAGTACCCGAAGATAATCCATATCAGTATGTTATAGGTCTTTCCGGAACGTGTACCGCCTTGTTCTATGACGATACGCTTCTCAGAACGCTCAATATGATCAAAAACAACATTAGTCTGTATCTTCTTCATTAGGTCTAATTACCTCAACCCTAAAATGGTTTTCACCTCCCATATCGAATTCTTGACGCTCAATGTATCCTCTGTTCTTTCCTCGTGTTTTTAAGTAGAATATAATGGATGTTTCCTTTTTACTTTTTATGTTCTCGAATAACTTACTCTCTGCAAAATCAAGACACACATTATGCAACTCCTCTACCGATCGCTTGTAGTCCTCGTCATTATTCATCCATAGATAATGCGTTGATCGATGTATGCCTGCGTTATTCGCTGCCACCGATACAATGCCTAAGGACTCCTCTAACGCTTTGAGCATCCTTTTTTTACTGTCGAGTATGTCGATTTCTTCACTCATAGAAGCTCACTCTTTTTAATAGAAAACTCTTCGTAACAATGCGGACACATTACGTCTATGGTATCTTCTACTGTTTTCTCTGCGTTGAATCTATTTTCTAACTCGTCTTGTTTGTTTGCTACCTGTTCCTGTGTTACCGGGTTTACATTGAATCCTACAGAGTCGTCTAACCAAGAGCCTAAGTCTATATTCTGAAAGTAGGTCTGCATATGATCAAAGTTACCTATCTCTCTTAATTCTACTACTAATTGCTCGTTATCCCAAATCGTCATTTCGTGCGTCTTATTATCGGCAATGCGATACTCTTTAGCCTTTTCCTCTGAAAGGTCTACGATCACACACGGAGCGTCTTTATGTCCTAATTGCATAAGTGCTTTAAAGCGTGCGTGCCCTGTTATGATAACTTTATCCTTGTCTAATACTAAGGGTTGGTTAAAGCCATATCTACTAATAGACTCTTTTAATGCGTCTACTGTTTTGTCGTTCTCACGAGCATTACGCCAATAGGGCTTAATTTGACTTAGGGCTACTGTTGTTATTTTCATTTTATGTTTATATGATTATAAGTTTCTATCCATACCTTAGCACCACACGATAATGGTTTGTCGGGTCTATAGACTACGGTGCATACTATATTACCATTTGTGTCTAATACTTCTACCTCGTTAGCGTAATCATTTGTATTGTATGTCTTACACGTAATTACAGGCTCTCTTTCTCCGGTTTTACTATTAGACCTTATCTTGTGCTGATTGATGTGTATTATCTTCTTCTTTAAGGGCATCGTAGTATTTCTTCTTTATCTGTAATTGCTTCTTAGACTCCCAAGATTTCTTGTACTCCGCGTCTGCAAAGAGTTTGCTAAATCCTGTGATATGTTTTAGACGTAACAATTCCTCTGCCTCCATACCTAACTCTTCACAAATATCGTGGTCTTGCCATCCGTTGTCAAGCATTTCAAAGACGATATTACTCATACCACTTATAGAGTGTTTGCCTCTTGCTCTGTTATGACGAACGGTAGACGCCATACGATCGTTAATGTCTTTGTCTAATACAACAATGGGGAGTTTACCTTGATTCCTATTTCGTATATCTTCGTGTGTTTTACAGGTTAAGTATCTATGAAAGCCGTCTATTATAACGTACTTATCCTTATTTTTGTCATAAATCGTTACTACAGGCTGAGT